TTGTACCTAACCGATTAGTTTGGACTAATTGGGTTAAGTTTATGGGTGAGCAAGCGAACCCTAGTGATTCTATTTCTTATGTTATTCCGCAAATTACATCGCCAGCTGGCGGTTATGCGGTTGGTTCTTTGTTTGATCATTTTGGTCTTCCTACTGCTGGCCAGATTACTGGCAGCAATACGGTTACGCACAATGCGTTACCGTTACGAGCTTATAATTTGATTTATAACGAGTGGTTTAGAGACGAGAATTTGCAAAATTCCGTTGTTGTTAACACTGGTGACAGTGGTGACGATGTTTCTGACTACACGATGGTTCGTCGTGGCAAGCGTAAAGATTATTTTACTGGTGCTTTGCCTTGGCCACAGAAGGGTGATTCTGTTGCTTTGCCTTTAGGAACTACAGCACCTGTTCTTTCTAATGGTTCTGTTCCTCGTATTCAAGGTACTACTTCTGGTACTTCTGGTGGTTTTACTATTGACGTTGGCACTGGTATTAAACCTTTTAATGCTATATCTCCTGGTGGTGCGTCTTTTACTAATGGTGAAACTTTAAAGTGGACTGATACTACTGGTTTATATGCTGATTTAAGTGATGCTACTGCTGCTACTATTAATCAGTTACGTCAGTCATTTCAGATTCAGAAGTTGCTTGAGCGCGATGCGCGAGGTGGTACACGTTATACAGAATTGTTACGTGCCCATTTTGGTGTGACTCCTCAAGATTATCGTTTGCAACGTCCAGAGTATATTGGTGGAGGTTCTACGTATGTTAATGTTAATCCAGTTGCTCAAACGTCCGCGACTTCTATTTCTGGTGGTGCTACTCCGCTTGGTAACTTGGCCGCTATGGGTACTGCTTTGGCTCAGGGACATGGTTTTACGTATCATGCTCAAGAGCATGGATATATAATTGGATTGGTAAACGTACGTGCTGATCTAACATATCAGCAAGGTTTGCCTAAGATGTGGTCTCGTGAGACACGTTATGATTTTTATTTCCCAGTTTTTGCTCATTTAGGCGAGCAAGCCGTTTTGAACAAAGAGATTTATGTTACTGGTACATCAACTGATGATGATGTTTTTGGTTATCAAGAGCGTTGGGCTGAGTACCGTTACAAACCCTCTCAAATTACTGGTTTGTTCAAGTCTACAAGTGCTGGTACGATTGACCCTTGGCATTACGCTCAGAAGTTTACTTCGCTACCTACGTTGAATTCAACGTTTATTCAGGAGACTCCTCCTATTGACCGTACTACTGCAGTTGGTTCAGCTGCTAACGGTCAGCAGTTTTTAATGGATGCGTTTTTTGATTGTAAGATGGCTAGACCTATGCCTATGTATAGTGTTCCTGGTTTAATCGACCATTTCTAATGTAATATACCTGGACTACTCCGAAAGGAGTAGTCAGGAAACAACCGAAGGGCGTTAGTATGGGTTTATTTAGTGGTGTTTTAGATGCTGTGACGTCGGTTGCTAAACCGATTACACAGGCTATTTCTCCTATTGCTCCGTTACTTGGTGGCTTAGCTGGTGCAACTGGTTCTTATTTAGGTACTACCAGTGCAAATCAGGCTAATATTGCTCAGACTAAGGAGCAGATGGATTTTCAAGAACGTATGTCTAATACGTCTTATCAGCGTGCCGTTGAGGATATGAAGGCCGCTGGTTTATCTCCTATGTTGGCTTATTCACAAGGTGGTGCGAGTGCCCCTCAGGGTGCCGCTGCTAAAGTCGATAGTGCATTAGGTAATGCCGTTAATTCTGGTGTTGCTGCTACGCAGACTGGTGTTAATTATTTGACTGGTGTCCAGAATGTTCAGAATATGATGGCTCAAGAGCAGAATATTGATGCTTCTACTTCTAAGATTCAGGCTGAGACTGTTAATGAAGTTTTACGTTCCAAACAAATACCTGAGGAAACGAAGCGTATTATTATGGATACGTATTTAAAGGATGTTCAAGCTAAGATGACATCCGCATTGACTACAAAGGAACAATATTTATTACCAAAGTCTAAGGCCGAAGGCGATTATTATAAGACTTTTGGTTATGGTCCTTTTGCTTTACGTGATGTTGCTACTGGTGTAAGCTCCGCTACTGGAGCGCTTTCTAAATTGATACCTAAGATGGGAGTTAAATAATGTCTAAAGTTTTTGTTCGTAATCCTTATAATTACGATATGGCTCTTGCTTCGGAAGAGTCTGGTCTTGTATGTAAAGACCCGAGTTTGGCTCAACAACACATGAAGGATGAGTGTGATATTAACGTTATAGTTGAGCGTTTCGGCGTAACTGGCAGAATGCCTGTGGCGCCATTAGAGCCGTCTTACGGCGATTTTAGTGGTGTATCTAACTACCACGATGCTATGAATAGAATTAAAGCCGCTGATGAGGCTTTTATGGCTTTGCCAGCTAAGATTAGGGCTAAGTTTGATCATGACCCTAATGCTTTGCTAAATTATTTGCAGAATGAAGAGAATCGCGATGAAGCGATTCAAATTGGTCTTATTGATGGAAAACCTGTGGTTGAACCCATCGTTTCTGCAGTAGAAACACCTAAGGATCCGGCGTAAGTCGGATCCAGCACAGTTACTCTACTTGATGTAACTGTGCTAGGTGACACCAAAACCACATTTATTAACTACGGAGTGCAATGTTATGAGCCTTTATAGAAAACCAATGAGCAAGCATGGCGCAGCTAAGAAGTTTCGTCGTGGCGTAAGCAAGACCAAGAGCATTAATATGCGTACTTCACCGCAACGCGGTGGTTTTAGACTGTAATTTATGGCGTGTTATAAGCCTCTAACGGCTTATCAATGCGCTGACAGGTCTATTATTTGGCGGGAGATACCAGGGGCGGACGTAGTTCGCACCTTGTCATTGCCTTGTGGTCAGTGTGTTGGTTGTCGCCTTGAACGCTCACGTCAGTGGGCGATTCGTTGTATGCATGAGGCACAAATGCATACGAGTAATTGTTTTATTACTCTTACTTTTGCTAACTTTTCGTGGTTTGATGCGAAAAAAGTTAAGAAGAATGAAATTTATCCGTATCATAAGCAACATTCAGCAATGAATTTGATTTATGAAGAATTTCAGTTGTTTATGAAAAGGTTCAGGAAACGTTTTCCTGGTAAGTCTATTAGATTTTATATGGCAGGTGAATATGGTGAGTCTTTTGATCGTCCTCATTTCCATGCTTGTATCTTTGGTCATGATTTTGCAGATAAGAAAGTTCTCCAAAGAACGCAGACTGGGTCTCTCTTATATACGTCAAAGATACTTGAAGAGCTTTGGCCGTATGGCTATAGCTCTATTGGTGATGTCAATTTTGAGTCTGCTGCTTATGTTGCAAGATATATTATGAAGAAACAAACGGGGAAAACCCGTTTGAATGAAGATGGGTCTATTACAGACCCTGAGCAACATTACAGTTTTTGTGATTTACGTACTGGTGAGTTATTTAAACGAAAACCTGAGTTTAATAAGATGTCTCTTAAGCCTGGTATTGGTCAGGCTTGGTTTGATAAGTACATGGATGACGTTTATACGTCAGACCAAGTTGTGGTGAGAGGTAAGAAGTGCCGTCCACCACGTTTTTATGATAATAAGTTTAAAGAATTGTTTCCAGAGCAGTTTGATGGTATACAATTCGCTAGGGAAGTCGAAGGACGTACCCGATTTGAAGATAACACTTTAGAGCGTTTGGCTGTAAAGGAAAAAGTCGCTTTGGCTAAGTTATCGCTTTTAAAACGTAAGATTTAAAGGAGTTGTTATGAAATTAGTTATTGTTTCTATTAAAGACCGTGCAGCTGATGCTTTCGGTCGTCCAGCTTATGTTGCTACTGAGGGTGTAGCTATTCGTCAGTTTAGTGATGAGGTTAATCGCGCTAGTGAAGATAACCAAATTTATGTACATCCTGACGATTTTGATTTATATTATTTAGGCACGTTTGATGATAATACTGGTGCCTTTGATTTACTTGGTTCTCCAAAACAAATTTGTTTGGGTAAGCAAGTTAAGATTCGTGAGACTGATTAAGTTTTTTTAAACCGTATCACTCGTAAGAGTGGTACGGAATACTTCGGGAGATTGCTATGCATCGTAATAAGTCGGTAAGTTCTCATAGCTTTGCTATGGTTCCTAAAGCGGAAATTCCGCGCTCTAGTTTTGATACTCAATACGCTCATAAAACTACGTTTGATGGCGGTTATTTAGTTCCTATTTATTGTGATGAAGTCCTTCCAGGCGATATGCACAATGTTAAAGCAACTATGTTTGCTCGTTTGGCTACGCCATTGTTTCCAGTGATGGACAATCTTCATCTGGATACATTTTTCTTTTTTGTACCTAACCGATTAGTTTGGACTAATTGGGTTAAGTTTATGGGTGAGCAAGCGAACCCTAGTGATTCTATTTCTTATGTTATTCCGCAAATTACATCGCCAGCTGGCGGTTATGCGGTTG